CTCCATCAACTTTCCGCGCTCGCTCGCCGCCATGTCGACCAGCCGCATCAGCTTCGCTGGCTGCTCGCTGTAGCCGCCGGAGACCGGCATCACGCCGCGCTGCACGTTCGACCACGCGCGAAGAACCAAGCGCCCGAGATCGCCGGCGTCGCTCGACGGGCACCTATCCCGCTGAACCTGCCCGCGGCCTTGGCACTCTTGGCACTCCAAGTCTAGGCCAAAGCACGACGCGCACGTTCGGCCGTATACGGCGCTCGTGCTCGGCTTGTCGCAGCCCCACCGTTCACGCAGCGCCGGCGTCCTGCACTTCGGACACTTGGCAGGCTGTTCGCCGAATGCCGCGTGGACGGCGGCTAGGACTTTCCCGCTTCGTCCTTGGTCACGCTCTCGCGCCGGACGATGGCGTTGAACAGCTCGAGCACGACGGCCGTCGGCAAGACCTCGATCATCTCGCGTTGCGCGTAGCCGTCCTCGCCCTTCGTGAACGCAATCGCACCATCCGGCCCTTCGAGGTTGCGCCAGCCGACCAGGGATCGGCGCACGGTCTCGATCATGATGCGCGCGTGCTGCGTCGCGCCCTCGGCCTCCGTGAACGCGGCCAGCTCGGCCTCGTCGTAGACCGTGAACCAGCGCAGCAGGAACACGGTGCGAGCCTCCGGCGCGTGCTCGCGCTCGGCGGTCAAGACATACTCCCGCGGCTTGCGGGGATCGATGGAGAGCTTCATGGCTCCATCCTAACGAACCACGCCGCGCTGATCGGGCGCGGCGTGGCTAGGTTGGGACAAGTCCTAGCTGTCAGACGCCGATGTCCCAGATCAAGGCGAACTCGTTGTCGCCGGCGACGCTGGACGACGTTCCGCTATGCAGAGCAAAGCTCACGTCGCGGACGATCAATCCATTTCGGTCGCCTTGTCCGATGGATTGCAGCGCCATGTTGTTCATCTTCAGCCTGAACTTGTTGGCGGTGGCGCTGCCAGCCACGATGTCCATTCGAACATTGTTGGCCGCGAAATAGTTCGCCATGAAATCAAAGTCGAGTTCCGGCGACTGCTCGGGATCGAGAGTCATCGTCGGCGTGCGGCCGTTCTGGTAGATGCCGTCGATTCCCGTGGCGGCCGACATGCAGCGGCGATATTGAAGGTCGTTCGCGAAGTCGATATTCAAGGCAGTGGCGCAAACAGTCTTCTGGCCCGTCGAGCTGGTGATGCCGTCGTCGCCAATCGACATTGTGGCACCAAGCAGAACCGGCGGCGTCAAGTCGTTGTAGGTGATTCCTGAGACGCTGCCCGAATCGACAACCGCGTCCTTGATTCCTTGGAAGTTGAAGTTCAGCAAGAGCGGCTCGCCGATGTTGCCGCTCACGCTCACCGATCCACGCGCGCCTTTAAGAGATTCGCGCACGCCATCCTTTGAGAGTCCGATGCTGATCGAGGCCGCGATTCCCGGAACTTGCACGAACGCAGTCGAAGACGACGCAGAGGTAGTGCCGCTACCGATGCTACTTCCATTCTCGTAGAAAGTGACGCTCTCGCTGGTTGTAAACGTGCCCGAGATTCGGCGAACAATCACTTGAGTGGCACTAGATGGTGCATAGTAGGCAATCGCGATTCCACCGCTTGCCCCGACGATAATCACCCCAGCATTGAACGCCTGCGCACTGGTAAAGGTCATCGCGTAGAGCGGGACAGAAGTCGGATACCAACCAACGGCCGTGATAGTGGGCGTGCCCGCAGTCGCAGTGAACGTACCGCCAGTCCAGCTCCAAGAAGTCGAATTGGTGACCGCGGTGGCGTTGCCAAGGTAGTTCACCGCACCGATTTCACCCTTGGTGGCCCAGACGTATTGGGTGCCAGTGTAGTAGTCACCGACGACGAACAGCGTCGCGTTGCTCGTTCCCTGAGTCAACGTGGTCCCATGTGCGAGCTTGGTGCCAGTCGTAAACGCCGATCCGCTGACTTCAATTCGATACAGCAACTGACGCTGGAAACCACAGGCGATAAGCGGCAGATCGAATGCAGGACGCGTACCGGTCGCGGGAGTCCCGGTCTTGCCGGCGGCCTCCAAGGAAAAGCTGCACGAGCCCAACTGAGCGCCGGCCAGCGGCGACAACGGAGTGAAGCTCTCGCGAGCAACGTCCCGCGTATAGGTTTCGACCTCGAAAGTCATCGAAGGGTCGATGGCGAGGTACTTGCCGTTGGCGGCCAAGAAAAGACCGGCGGCCGGAACAGTGCCCTCGATGGTCTCTTGCGCGATGCACAGTTGCTGGAGTCTTGTCAGTGCCATGTGGTTCTCTCAGTACTTGGTGGTAGGGTCGCCGTACAGCGTTCGATACAACACCTGCACCGTGACTTGCGCCTCGGCCAGCGGGTTCGTCGGGTCGGCCTCGAAGACTTGATCGCTGAGGATCTTCGTCGTCAGCGCGTTGCCGCCACGAGTCCAGTCCGTGGTCAACGCAACGCGCACGTCCGTCACGAGATCCTGCAAGCTTGTCTTCCATGCGGAATCGTAGACGCCGCACACGATGAGGATATCCATCGTATGCTCCACGATGCCAAGCCGGCTGTCGTCGTGCGTCTCGCCTTGCGGCACGACGATGAGGCACGGATACGTCGGCACCTCGAAGGCGTTGCCGCCCCAGCGACGCACCGTGTTCGGAACCGTCTTGTACGTCGCCGGCGTCGTCGCGATCGCCGCGAGCACGGTGTCGATGTTCGACAAGATCGACTCTCGGACGGTTGTCGATGCCGGGTATGCCATCAGCGGATCTCCTCGAACGTCACGGTAACAGATCCCGTCTGCGAGCTGCGCCGCACGCGCTCGAGCGTGTCGTCGGCGAACCGAACGTCGAGCGCCGAACCACCAGGAGGCGTGTAGCTGATCGCGCCCACGGGCCCATCGACCAAGTCCCACACGCGCTCGACCTCGTCGAGGATACCGTCCGAGCTGTCGTACACGAGATCCCAGCGCCGCAGCGCCCGCTCGTTGATCTGGCGGGCACGGCTCTGGCCGCTCTGCTGGGGAGCCTGCACAGCGCGCCGGATGCTGGTCTCGATCAGGCGCGCCGGGCACATGGTCCAAGTGTAGAGGGCCACGAGGTCAGCTCCCCGCGCGCGCCGCGGCGCGCTTGACGGCCTCGTTGAATCGAACCACGCGGTCCTTCGTCACGGCGACCGATCGCCACGAATCCCGGAAGCCCAGACGCGGCGAGACCTCGACCGACTTCTTGAGGATCCAGAGCCACTGCAAGTCGCTCGACTTTGGGTCGGCACGCTGCCGACCGGGCTTGCCCTCCGACACGATGAACGTCTTGCCCTTCTTCGTGGTCAGGAAGTGGACCTGCTTCGGGTAGCGAGAAAGCAAGTCCCGCGCGCTCGGGTAGCGCGCGACGCCGGCTGCGGTCAAGTTGTCCGACAAGGGGATCGTCAGGTTGCGAGCACGCTTCGGCGTGATCGTGCCGCCGTACTCTTGCAGCCTCGCGTACTTTGTTCCTTGGCTGAAGACCAAGAGCGTCAACGGCTGGCCCTGACCAAGCCCGCCGCCCACCGTGTGCGAGAACGACTTGCGAAGCAAGCCGCTGCGATTCTGGAGCAGCACGCCGGAGTTCTTCGGGCCCGCGTAGCCGCGGAAACGCTTGGCCTTCATGTAGCCCTCGAAGAAGGCCCCATGCTCGCGGAACGCCTTCCGCATCTCGACATCCACCGCGCTCGGCAACTTCGCCAGCACGCGACGCAAGCCCTCGATGTCGAACGAGAACTTGCTCACAGCGCGATCCGCTTGTAGCGGTTCAGCGTGTACCGAACCTCCTCGAGGAACTGGTAGTCCTTCGTGAACTGCGTCGAGCTGTCGCCCATGGTCACGTTCCCACCAGGCGTCGTCCGACGACGATGCAGGTAGGCCACCTGCAAGTCGCAAGCCTGCGCGAGGTCCGCGTAGCTCGAGATCAGGTTCGCCGTCGTCGTCGCTAGACCGCCGGTGTAGGTGATCTGGATGTAATAGGGCAGGATCGGCCGAGCCATCGACCCGGCCGTGAACGGCGTGCCTTGGCTCACCAGACGGACAACGCCGGCCGTGTCCTCGAGGACGTAGTCGTCGTTCCGCACGAGCGTCGTCGCCGTAGTGAAGTCCGTCGTGTCGTTCAGCTTGATCGTGAACGCCACCGCTCCGTTCACGGGCGCGCCTTTCAGCGTCACCAGCCTGCGGGACAGCTTGATCGGATAGACCTCGACGCGCGAGGTCTGGAGGCTGTGACGCCGCATCTCGGCGTCGAATCGCTCCGACACCGACGTGATGAGCTGGTCGATGAGGGAGTCCTGCGACACGTCCGCATTCGCGATGCCGAGCAGCGTCTTGACTCGTGCGCGTGTCGTGTAGTCCATGGGTCAGAGCACCGCGGAATCGACGTTCGCAAGAGCGTCGGGGGTGATGTTCTCGTTGAAGAGGATCGCGACGCAGCTAGGCGAGATTGACGGAACGTATGCCGTCACGGTCAGTCGAACGTAGCGGCGATGCTTGGATGCATCCACCAACGCAGGACAAGCCGTCAGAGCTTGATCGCCGGTGAAGGTGTAGGACGCGCTGGTCGGGAAGAACGTTGTGTTGTCGTCGCTGTCCTGAACCTCCAGCGTCATCGACTTGCCAGCGACCGAAAAGTCGACGTGGCAGATGAACAGGCAGGAGCGATAGCCCTGAGTGTCCACGCTCGTGAAGTTCGTGGGCGCAGCGGTGATGGTCACGCTGTTTCTGCGGATGCCGACAATCCGCATCTCGGACTTGTAGTCGTTTCTCATTGTGCCACCAGAGGGATGAGGGACGCTGCCTCGCTGCTGTTGATCTTCCCGTATTGGACGGCCGTCACACCGATGATTGTGGTCGCGCCCGAATCGCGGGTGAACCTGACCCGCGTGTACCTCTTCGCGGCCTCGTGACGCACGAGGAACGACTTGGCATTCACAGTCGCGGCGACGTTCGCGCTCACGACTTCGCCGATGTCCGTAAAGTTGACGTTGTCGTCACTCTCCTGAAGAGAGGCCGTGTAGACAACCGAGGTTGCGCTGAATTGATTCAGAACGAACAGGGTGTAGCGATAGCCGCTCGGCTCGACCGAGACGCTATACACCGGCGTCGTGTTGCTGACCGTCGTCGCTCCAAGCAGCGACAAGGGCCGCATCGTGTTCTTGCCGTCGAAGTTCATCCCTCGCTCGCTTTCTTGCGGCCGCGCCGCTTGGACTCCACGCTACCTGATTCCTGCCGCGGCGCGTCTGGCGTGATCGCCGGCACCGAAGCCGTGTACCTGTTGAACAGCGCCGCAGGCCACTTGGCCTTCGACGTCAGCACCGCGCCCACCGGCGCCGGCACGAGCTTGTACTCCTGTCCCGCGATCTCGCGCGCGACCCACGGGTCGTCCACGTCGAGCGTCTGGCCGGACAAGAGCCAGACCTTGTTGAGGCCCGCGGCCTTCGGGTCGTGCAGGACGTTCCCGTGGTTCACCATCATGAGCTTCATGCCGCGATCCTACAGAAGAAAGAAGGCCGCCGCCGCGCTCGGCGACGACGGCCCTCGTGCTCATCTCGTCTGGATCAGTCGATCGAGAACGACATCGTGTTCAAGGTCACGCTCGTGCCAGTTGCGTTCAGCAACAGGACGGTCACGCCCAGATCACACGCAGCCGTACCCACGGTCGCCTGAATCTTGATGAACCGCTCGCACTTGTCGGTCGTGCCAGCGGTCGCGCTGTTCAGACGAATGCGACCCACATACACGGCCTCATCGTTTGCTGCGACGACTTGAGTGAAGGCCGCGCCCGTCAGGTCGGCATAGGTGCCGCCCGAGGTAGCGCAGTCGCGCACGATCACATCGACCGTGCCGCTTGAGCCAACCGTACCCGCGTCGAAGATCACCACGGCTTCGGCGAAGCCCGTGGTGTCGATCTCTGAGGATGTGGCCACTGCCGCGCTGTAGTTGTCGGCCTTGAGGGCCTGCACAACTTTGTGGTGTGAACGGAAGTCCATTTGCATCTGAGTGTTCTCCTAGTTGTTGATCGAAGATCAGGTCTGGGCCGCGAGGCCAGTCGAAACGCAGAAGGCTTCGGGGAAACGAACGCCCACGTCGACGGTCATTCCGGCGAGGATCTGGGTCTGGCGCTTCGTGAAGTTCGTGCCTTCGCGGCTTGCCGCGAGGACCATGGTGCCCCACTCCGCGACCATCGAAGACGCGAACGCACCCAACAAGATCTTGTCGTTGGGCAACTGCGTCGACAGCACGTAGCGGTGACCAAGCACGCGCTCGATCATGCTGCCGTCGATGAACGGACGAACCTTCGGGTTGACGTTCGCGCTGCTCGACACGGTGTCGAGTTGCTTGCGCAGTTGGCGGAACTGGTTCGGATGGAAGGCCCACACGAACTCGCCGACCGTCTGCGCGTTGTCTTCGAACAACTTGTGCTCCATGTTGATGAGCTCGTTGTACGAAGTCGCCGCATCGAGAGCGCCAGTGAACGACTGGCTGTTGATGCCGCTCGTGTTCATGATGCCCAGCGGCTGACCAGCGGCACCCGTGCCGTTGAACACCGCCGCGTCGATCTTGAGACCGATGTCGCGCGCCAGTTGAGTGCGCACGAGTTGCTCGGCACCAGGAGCGCCCAGCTCGATCAGACGATTCGACAGCGTGCAGAGCGCGAAGACGTCGTGCGGGTACAGGTCGATCTGTCCGAAGGACATGTCGCCGCTCGTGACGGCTTCGACCTCACCCAGCCAGTAGGCCGTGGTCGCGCCCGTGATCTTCGGGATCTGCACCGGCGAGCCGGTCAAGCCAGACATGCGCACGGTGCCGGCCTGATAGGCCACGACCGCCGCTTGCAGCAGCGGGATGATCTGGGCCGACATGACTTGGTTCGGCACGATGAAGCCGCCGAGCGAGTCGACGGTCGTCACCATGTCCTTCGTCACCACGGCCGAGTCCATCGTGCCGGCCGCGGCCGAGCACATCTCGTACTCGAGCGGAGCGAACTTCGCGACGTTGCCCTTCATCAGGCCGCCGATGAGCTTGGCGAAGGAGAACTCCTTCACCTCCTTGCTGTCCTGCGCCAGACCAGGCACCGCGAAGCGGGCCGCCTTGGCGTCGGCTTCGCGACGCTGGGCGTCCAGCTTCTCGTCCAGTTGCTTGGCAAGACGCTCGCACAACGCGGCGTCACGCTGGTCCAGATTCGACTTGAGCTGGCCGATGAGCGCCTGCGACAGCGCCTCGACCGACTGGTTGTTGATTTCCATCGTTCTTTCCTCTGCGGTCTAGGGTTGTCACAGGGACCGAGCGACGCGCTCGGCCACCTGCGCGAAGAACGCCGCAGCGTCCTCGCGTCCAGACGACCGCAGAGCGGCCGTCTTGTTCTTCTCGACCTCGAGCGCCTTCGCGATCGAAGCCTCGTCCATGCGCTTTTCCAGCGCCTCGATCGAATCATTGAGGGCGCGGAAACGCTTGTCCAGAGCCGTGATCGCATCGGTCAGCGCACGCA